GTATGTAGCCATCGGGCAAGAACGGATTGGAAGCAGTCGGTGACTTGATAACTTCGTAGCCATCTTGCAGTGACTTAACCCATTTCTGATATACGAAACCGCTATAGCCTTGGTCTGGTGTCGTTACGCAGCCGATTGTATTACCTGCAGGGTGCGTACACTTTTGGCGATTACGCTCGCTTATCTTTCGCCAGACTAACGCAGCTTTTTCTTTGGGCAGGGTATCGAGTTCGTCTACGATGCTGTGCGCTACTTCATAGGCAACGATTCGCTCTGGGCGGTCATAGCTTCGCAGGATGATTGTCCCATAGCCCTCGATGGCAACTGTGTACTCTGAACGGTTCGATTTATACGGTAAGCCCAATAGCTCTAACTCTTCTTCTACGCCAGTTAATGCGCGAAGCCTAAGCAAGTCATAGGTCGGCATATAGTAGCCGCCGTTTATACTGGGGTCTTGCACCATCAAACAGATTAACCGAGCAATTCCAGCTTTAGTCTTACCACTACCCAACCCACCGACCAACGCAGGGTATTTTGATTCCGCGCAAACGAATTCTTCTTGTGGGCTAGTCAGACTTAGTTGCACGAACGATCTGTATTACGTTGTCAGATGATGAAGATATAGTGGTTGTGTCTTGGTCTTTCCACCCTGCTTGTGTCTTTAAATAGAAAATAGCGGCAGTCATATTGCCTTTTCTGGCTTGGCTAATCAGATTACTAGCGATTCCAGCTATTGCTTTAGCCTTCCCTTTTTTATAAGCGTCAGAAACCTCGGGCTGTCTAGCTTCGATTGCCCTCAAAGTAGTCTCCGATATAGAAAAATAGTCCGCTAACTGTTTTTTTGACAATACGGAAGCAAGACTTTCTACCATCTTTATCTGCTGCTCATCGAATACTATCGGTGGACGTCCTCCACCTTCGCCTTGATTGCCTATTTTCATTTCACACCAACATACTCAAATGACGCTGTTATTCTTGCGTCTGAAGTTGAGCCAGCCAATACGCCTGATTTTGCCGTATTTTGTAATCGACTAGGCTTTCTTGTCATTATCCATTCTTTGTCTCGCTGCATTGAATGAATAAGCGCAGGAGATGCCACCGTTGTCCTGACTCTAAATCCTTGATCTTTATACTTTTGTGCTATTTTTTTTCTGATTATAGACCCTATTCCTATGCCTTGGTAATCGGGTTTAACCACTGTCCTATGTAATCGTTTAACATTCTTCATAGTTGGGTGGGGGAAATGAAGCACACTACACCACGCAACAGGCTCACCATTGATTTCTGCTATGTATTTGTGAGCGGCGTTATTATGGTCATGACTTAAATAGTGATAGTCCATAAATAAGCGCCATTCGTGCTGTTCTGCTTTCCGAATGCCGATTTCGATTTTGGGTCGCCGAAGACTCCCCCTAGTAAATTCCATTTTATTTACATCGTATATCCAATCAGGCTCAAGCCATTCGGCAATATCGTAATGACAGCTAACAGCAATAAACTGCTTATCAGTCTTCCTAATGAACTTTTGAATAGCAGCAGAACCAACGCAAGCAACTTGCCTATCTACAACGGAAGTAAACTCATCGTAGATAAAAGGTTTATCTGCTTCTAATATCAATCTCGCCAATTCAGCGCGCATTTTTTGCCCATTAGACAGCACATGAAAGGGCTTTAGCCAATCAGGAGGCGAGGCAAATCCCACTTTACTCAATATTTCGGTTATTTCTTTTGCCGATAAGTCTTCTGGGAAGTCATCAACAATGCTTTTACCTGCCCATTCAAACCCATCGAATAACAAAAAATCCTCAAATAGAGTTTTTGCTATCGTTGTCTTACCTGTTCCCGATGCCCCAACAATCAATCCAACATTCCATTTACTATTTTCTATAGGAATATCAACATCATACTCTTTTTTAACTATATCCATATCGCAATCGAACATGGATTTAACCTTATTGGCTCGGAATGATTTACCCGTTTCTGATTGAACTACAAACTTTGAACTCGGCATTTGTAGCCCTCAGCTTCTAATTGATTGAATATTTTTTCTTGTTCCATTTCATCACCGCATTCCACGATGACATTAAATATTTCAGCGTAAGATTCTTCTTTTAACTCTATTTCTTCAATATTAAGCATTTCCGACAATTCATCTGCTGAAAAGCCTAATAATTGGGTATCAAAATTGAGGTCTTGTAACGATTCGATCTCGGCTAACAACACTTCCGTGTCCCAACCTGCGTTCAATGCGAGTTTGTTGTCAGCTATGACGTAAGCTTTGCGCTGGGCGTCACTCAATGCGCCTAGCGTGATTGTTGGCACCTGATCGAGTTGTAACACCTTAGCAGCCATCACCCGACCATGACCCGCTATGATCGTTCCTTCGTCATCGATGAGTATGGGATTGGTAAAGCCAAATTCGCGTATAGATGCTGCGATTTGTTTAACTTGCGCCTCAGAATGAGTGCGCGAATTGTGTATATACGGAATTAAGTCGTCCGTGGCGACATATTCGATTTTTAGCACAATCACCCCCAGTGAGTATGGTTAGCCTCAGGCTAGGGGTAATTGTAGCAGGTTTCACGTGGAACACTAGTCCAAAGAATAAGAAGCGTAATTTGCTTTATGACTGCTGATTGTAGACGTCTTTATTCGATAACCTTTTTCTCTCAGGTTATAAATTCTAGCTGCAAGCCTTGTGATTCCGTATTTTTCAAAGGCTTTCATGCTAGTAATTTTCCCATACCTTTCTATGTGTTTAAGTACCATTTGCTCTTGAGTCATAACATTCTCCTATGAATTAAGCCATTCTTCGAAGGTTTTTAGTGGTTTACCAGTGGTTACATCATTGCCTTTGCCGTCATCAGCACAGGCTAAATAGATTTCATATTCGTTTGAATTACTGCCTCGGGCTTTGGTTTGCCATAGCTGATTATATTCTAATTCCATGCTGTTCTCCTTTTGGGGGTTTTTTTAATTAATAATACCGCCCCTATACATACGAGGCGATTTCTGCGTTGTATTCAGGCAAGTCTGCAATCCCTGCCCCATGCTCATGCGCTGCGATTAATGAGCTTTCATAACCCATTATTTCGTTCCTAGCATATTCACGAAAGCAAGCGCGCATATATTTCCTTATTGCCGTTGCGTCATTTAAAGCACCTGTTTCCGTAAACCGTTCAAGCAATCGGTCTAGCTTTTCAGTGCCTAAAGCTTCAATAGCCCAAGACACTGCATCGTCATTTTGAGTTTTAAGGTAATCCCATGCGGCGTCCAACACCTCATCTGTTGGTTGTACGTTGCCGCCCCTTACTATTTCTGGCAAGTTATTGAGCATAATTTTAGTAATTGTCACAGTTCACCTCCCATGTTTCTAAGATTTCGGCTGTAATTTGTTCAAATGAGCCGTCTGAATTTTTTATAACTGCGTGTATGATGGTTCCTACTTTTGGCAAATCTCCTGTAACAGTTATCAAGCTACCGTTTGAAAGCAATACGTTGCCCATAATTTATTCTCCGCAATTAATGTCTAAATTTTTGTAATTAGGCCATCCAAGTTCGTTGTTTGTAGCGATACCTAAACAAACCATTTCCGCATATAACGCATCTGCTTGTTCAGCTTCGTGCATATCATGACCGCCAACAAAGCCTAAAACAGCTACAAATCCAAATAAGCCGAAAAGCATTAATGAATCTTTCATGCTACAGCCTCCTGTTTGTGCATTTGCGAGATGATAAATTCATCGAGGTCACCGTGGTAAATGATTGACCATTTTTCACAATAGCCATCGTCTGTAAATTCAATCTTGCGATTAGATATAGTGATTTGTTTGCCATCTGTCGTATAACGGTAATCAGTATCGCCGTGCGCTTCATGGCAGCGAGTAATCATTGCGCGATCATTAGCTGCTATAAATGCTTCTAATAATGGTCTTCGGCTGTCGATTTTTTCGTCCATAGCTTTGCGGAAGTATTCGGCTGCGCCCATTGGGTAGCCATCGTGGTGGATATAAACGGTAACGTCCTCACCTGCTAAAGCGGTATTGCTGAAAGTGTAAGTTGCTCGTGTGCTCATGTCGTTCTCCTATGCGCCCCGAAGGGCGCGGTTATTGTTATTTGACGTTGGCTATAATGCCATTTTCCATCGTTACTTCGGCAAAAAATTCCCTGCCTTGCTTCGTTATATGAGGGCGATTAGCGCCAACAAGCTTTCCAGTTCGTATGTATTCAGGACCGAAAAGGCTAGTCTCAATATAATTTAAAGGCTTGCCTATGTTTTCTTTTAATATTTTTTTGCTTGGGTAGTTAAATATAATCATTTCGTTCTCCTGTGCGCCTCGAAAGGCGCGTGATTGTTGGTTATTGTTCTGCTTGAGTAGCCAAATATACTGTCCAATATTCGGTGAAGTCACCGCACATCCATTCCGTGTTGCCTTCAATGTAATCTTTAAGGTTTTTGTGCCAATCAACTTGGCCTTCTATCCAAACGTCACATTCGCCTCTATCTTTTAATACTTCTTTTATCCGCTTCATTTGAATTCTGCCTTCTGCTTCTAAAAGAATATCAATATCGCCGTCTTTTTCTGTGCGAGTCCTGATAGACCAAACACGACCGTCAGTAACGTAGCCGCCGCCTCCGTTTTTTCTAACTAAATCCATTACCTTTTTTCTTTCTGCTTTGATTTGTGCGCGAGTTACTTTGGTTAATGTAGATTGCATAATGTTCTCCAAGTTATGCGCCCCAAAGGGCGCGGTTATTGTTATCGAGCGTATTTAACGAATTGTTCTTCTGTTTTTAAGTTTTGAACATAAACATCTATTTCGGCACTTTTCTTTTCCATTTTTGTCATGCCGTAAGTTTGAATAAGTTTCCATTCGTTTTTTCGATTTTGCCATTTTAAAATTTCTACTGTTTTAGCATCGCCATTTGCAATGGCAGATTTACCCATTTGACGAGCAATTTTAATTGCTTCTTTTGCGTTTAATGCTGATTCAAAATCGTTCCAAGAATTATCTTTAGCAAGGCATCCGTTTACATGATGGAAACCCATTTCAGAATTTATAAAAATAGTCATGTCTGCTTTCATATCGTTCTCCTTTGATTTTGTTACGTTTTTTCGTTGGTACAGCCATTATACTTACATAGCTAAAACGCAAATTAAAGGTTCTTTTGTCAAATTCGACAGGTTTCTGTCATATTCGCTTAACCTATTGATTTATATAAGATTAAATATCGAGCCTTTGTCGCATTTCTGCGATTCTTGCGCGTAATTCATCGCCTGATAACGTATTTTTGGGTTTCTCGAGGGCTAATTGACGATGCGATTTGTGCATTTTCGTTTGCCTTATGATCTGCCTGAATTTTGGCAAATCCAAATAATCAAGGTGATCAGCGGTGGCTTTAACCCCTGCTATAAAATCTGGCTCGCTGAAATCCTGCAACGAATTAGACCAAACCTTAAACTCAGTTGAGCCGACCTCGTGGTGTATCTTGCCCATCGCCTGTAGCATCCTCCACCCCTTCGCCATAACTTCGGGCGAGATATTCTCTGAGCGCGTTGTCTGCTTGGTCTGATTTTGAGAGTTTGCGGTGTTGCTTTTGTTGATAATCGTGGATGCTGATTTCGTCATCGAATCGCTCATCGCGTAAATACCTTTCAATATGGGGGAAATTAGGGCTGAAGTCACCGCGCATACGTTGAACTTCTTTTACTCTGCGCTGCTTTTCGTATTGTCCGAGTATGTAATCAACATCATCCTCGTCTATTTCTTTAGTTATAAACACTTCAAATGCTTTTTTCTTGTTACCTAATGCGCCGTAATCAGGGTCTAAGCTTTTCCATAATCGTTCAAAGTGTTCAGGGTATTTAATTCTTTTCATTATTGTTTGCCCTCGAGTTTCATATAAATGGTTGTCAATTTTTCGTGATAATCGATTAATGCTCTCGATGAATCGTGAGAAATATTCACAACATATATGTCGTTTTGAATATTATCTAAAGTCTCTTCTATTATTTTTATAAGCATTTGCTTTTGTTCGTCTGAAAAGATTTCCATTTCGTTCTCCTTAAATTTTAAGCAAAGTAACCTTAAAGGTGCTTTCGCACCCTTTGGGGTATTTTATGACGCTAACTGATTACCAGTGTATCGAATAAGGTCTCTATTCAATCGTATTAAGCATTAACGATTGAGGCTCTTTCGCTCACAAGTGTCGCCGTCTCTTGGGTTTAATTATTCCCAAGCCTGAAGCCCACTGGGTCAGTATCGGTGTATTGGAGTGCTGAATATAAAAGGCAGGCGTGTTAAGATTCCCTTGTCGGGTGTCCTAACTTTCTGGTCTTTCATATCGGACTTTAGGCGCGCCAACGCCACCGACAACTCATTAAATACCCGTCATAACGAAAAGTAAAGCGCCCGAAGTAAGTAAATATTTCTTTACATTAGACAAAACATTATTTATTCTTGCTAGGTCATTTTGACAAACTAGGAGAACAAATAATGCAAACATCCAACGAAATCAATGAGTTAGCAGAAGCATTAAGCTATGCACAAGGAGCTATGGGAGCGGCTCTTAAGGACTCAAAAAATCCTCATTTTGGTAACGACTTCGCAAGCCTTGAAGCTATTAACGCTGTTACCAAGCAGCCATTAGCTGATAATAACCTCTCAATAGTTCAGTTCCCCATTAATGATGAATCAGGCGTAGGCATCACCACGCGCATCATGCACAAATCTGGGCAGTGGCTCGAAGAAAAATGGACTATGCCAGTTGTCAAAGCAGGTCCTCAGCAATACGGCTCATTGATTACTTATTTTAGACGTTATTCGATAGCAGCTATTTTTGGCATCCCACAGACCGATAAAGACGCGAACGATATTCAGCTTGCGGCTGATGGTCATCATGGGAATAAATCAGCGGTAGAAGTAATCACAACAGAACAGGCGCAAACCCTATATCAGTTAATTAAAGACAATAATATAAACGGAACAGCTTTTTTGAAGACCTACGGCATATCTAAGGTTAGCGAGTTACCTGCTAAACGATTTGACATGGCGTTTAATAAACTAAAAGAAAAGGCAGGAGTTTAACATGGGAATAGTAATTGAAGCGGCAGACCGTTTTAGACGCGAGCCAGAGCCTGAACTCGATTACACCGATATTGATACTTTTGTAATCGCTGAAAAGATCATGGACGCAATGATGCACAACCCATTGGAACAGCTAAATAAACTAACAATAAGGACTGATAGCGATGAGTAAAGACCCAGTTATGGTAGACCTTGACCGATACCTCACTGAAAGCGAAGAAGATTACATAAGCCCTGAAGATAGAGAACGCGAAAGGCTCGAATACCAAGCCGATTCTATAGATTGGGAGGACGATTAATGGAAACGGATGCTGAAGTAATCAGAGAGCTGCGTGACCGCAACCGTAAGGCTAAATACGCGCTAATGATGCAGCTTGATTGGATGAAAACCACTACAAACGAGCACGATGAAGCAATAAAACAGCGACTACAGCGAATCATGCGAATCATTGATGGTGAAGAATAATGCCTAAATATATAGGATGCGAGATTTGCGGAGGACGAAAATATCATAAAGACAGCCTTTGTG